ACGTATTATAGGCTCGCCAGCCGTCTTCACTCACATCTTTATGCCGTATAACTCTTCTATGTGATCTCCGTATTGCTCACTACAATACAGAAGTCTGAGGTAACTCAAGGGGAGCCTAACGAACGGGACTCCACTATCTTCACACGCACGCTCCAACATTTCCACATCCCGCCCCTCGAAAGGGGTCTTTTGGTGTAAGAAAATCTCCCTTTGGAAGTTGGCATTTTTATCCTGCACTATTTGATCTACGTTTGTACTGTCTCCAATGAAACTCATAGTACTATACACTGTTTGCAAATCCAACGGACACACTATCCTGCCGATCACAGGGTGGAACTCGAACGAACGTTTCAAGAAAGTGATTTCCTCCCAACTCTGATAAGGGACGTTTATAACTCCTTTCGTGGAGGTCGTGAAATCCATCCCTATTGAAATGAAGAAATCTCGCATCGTTATCGCGTTGAGGAACGGTCTGTCCTTCCTCTTAATCGCATTGACTTTATCATCTCCATATACGAAGTCTATTACTGTGTCCATAAAGTCACTAACCGAGGGTTTTTTCCCGGCTTTTTTCATCTCTCTACAGTACCACATGGCCGTGTAAAACCGGTTTACCAAGCTATTCAAAATGGCTGTCAGAAAACTCCCAGAAGGCATTGAATGTGTCGTCAGATACAAATCATCGTTAACCAACACCAAGCAGTGTGCTAAACAACTACAGACGAACCGAAGCAACTCGGTTTCCCCAGTAAACTTCTCTTCGAACACTCCAAACACGGCATATTGTACTTGCGCTAACATATTTCCATCGTAAGAAGCTATATCTCCTGCCCATTTGTGATGTGGATCTAGAATCTTGTACATCTTTTCCCACTCAGTAAAAGGATTAACTCCCACCATAATTTGGTTAAACCACCTGTCAGTAACAATCTTCTCCACCATCTCACCAAACAAGGTCTTAGTGAGCAGTTGGTTTGCTAGCGTCGAAACGCGGAAGCTCCTAGGGTCTTTCCCCGGAGCGCGCAACTCGTCTTTCAAAGTCTCAGTCCAAACCATGTCTCTCAACGACACCTCACCGTTCCTCACCCTTTGCACAAACTCGTCATACTCTATCTTGAACTCTGGTTTCAACTCACCCAGTTCGAAGTCA